TGGTTCAGTCTCACTTGCTTTTAATCCAACTCAGACAGAACGTGATACACTTTATCGTGCTCGTATCAACCCAGTTGTTGCGTTCCCAGGCGAGGGTACAATCCTCTTTGGTGACAAAACAGGTCTGGCACGAAACAGTGCATTTAGTCGTATCAATGTTCGTCGGTTGTTCCTTACAATCGAAGAAGCAATCAAAGTTGCTGCTCGGACTGTACTCTTTGAGTTCAACGATCAGTTTACTCGCGACAGCTTCAAAGCATTGGTTGATCCTTACTTGCGTGATGTTCAGTCTCGCCGTGGTATCATTGACTACCTAGTTGTCTGTGACGAAACAAACAACACAGGTCAGGTCATTGATAACAATGAGTTCCGTGCTGATTTTTACATCAAACCAGCAAGGTCAATCAACTTCATCACACTAACATTTATCGCAACACGAACTGGAGTAGACTTCAGTGAAGTGGTTGGTCGGGCATAGGGGGTATTAAAAAATGGCTAATTTGAATACATTTGTTAATAAACTTGCCGGCGGTGGAGCACGTGCTAACCAGTACGAAGTAAGTATTACTGGTGGTCCTGTTGGAATGACAGACTTGTTTACATTTCTTTGTCGTTCTGCTCAGATCCCAGCACAGACAGTTGGTGAAGTAGCAGTACCATATCGTGGTCGTAACATTTACCTTGCAGGCGAAAGGGTCTTTGATCCATGGACAGTTACAGTATATGCTGATAACGCATGGGAGCTACGGGGACGGTTAGAGCAGTGGTCGAATCTTATCATGGATAGCGGTTCTACAACTTTTGGTGCTCTGGCTCCTGCCGAATACTATGGTGAAGCTATTGTCCGTCAGATGGATCGTAACGAAGCTACAATCAATACATACACACTGTATCAGCTTTGGCCTATTGCTATTGATCCTATTGATCTCGGATATGATACTAACGATGCCGTTGAGGAGTTTGGCGTTACATGGCGTTACAACTACATGAATTCATCCGGGGGCGGTGGCATAGTCTAAATATTTTGTAATTTAATACTATTTTAAAATGATAAATAGTATTATGGCAGAATTATTTGGATATGAAATAAATAGGAAGAAAGAGGCGGCAAAGGGTAAATCCTTTGTCGCCCCTTCCGACGAGGAAGGCACACTAGACATAGCTGGTGGTGCCGGGTTCTTTAGTCAATATGTAAACCTGGACAAGGCAGCAAAAAATGACTGGGACCTTATTCGTAAGTATCGCACAACTTCCGAAGCACCGGAATGCGATCAAGCAATTGAAGATATTGTCAACGAGGCTGTTACAGCTGACGAAACAGACAGTTCCGTAAAACTCGACCTTGACCATGTAGACTTGTCCAAGTCTATCAAAAATAAAATCTCAACTGAATTCGATGAAGTTCTACGTTTGTTAGAATGGAAACATCGTGGGCATGACATCTTTCGTCGTTGGTATGTTGATGGACGTTTGTTCTATCACAAAATGATTGATGAAAAACAGTCCCGAAAAGGTATGACTGAATTGCGTTACATCGACCCTAAGTTTATCAAGAAGGTTCGTCTTGTAGAAAAAGACAAAGGTGAAAAATCCGACGGTATTGATTTAGTAAAACGAGTTCAAGAGTTTTACATTTACAATGAAGGAGGAGTCTATCCTGGCCTTACAGGTGTAGGCGGGCCTGGGGTAAAGAATTCACAAGGTCTCAAAGTTTCACCTGACAGTATTGCATATTGCACTTCTGGTATCTTCAATCCAACAACAAAACAAGTATACGGTTATTTGCATAAGGCAATTAAACCAACAAACCAACTCCGCATGATGGAAGATGCGACAGTTATCTATCGTATCAGTCGAGCACCAGAACGGAGAATCTTCTACATTGATGTAGGTAATCTACCCAAACCTAAAGCAGAAGCTTATCTCAAAGATGTGATGAGTCGTTATCGCAATAAGGTTGTGTATGATGGTAATACGGGAGAAGTTAAAGACGACCGTAATCAAATGTCAATGCTTGAGGACTTCTGGTTACCAAGACGAGAAGGCGGACGAGGTACAGAGATTACAACCTTGCCTGCAGGTCAGAACCTGGGCGAGATGGAAGATGTAAACTACTTCCAAGAAAAACTTTACAAGTCTCTCAACATTCCTATCTCACGATTGCAGTCTGACTCTGGTTTCAACATGGGTCGATCAGCAGAGATTACTCGGGACGAGATAAAGTTCACTAAGTTTATTCAGAGACTACGAAAACGATTCTCTCTATTGTTCCAAGACTTACTCAAGACTCAGTGCGTACTGAAAGGTATTATGACTACTGAAGATTGGGAAGATATGAAGGAAGATATTATCTTTGACTTCAATGATGACAATCATTTTTACGAACTAAAGGAGGCAGAACTTTTAGAGGCTCGTATCAATCAACTCAATGCTGTTACGGAGTATGTTGGTACATACTTCTCTATCGAATGGGTTCGTAAGAATATACTCAAACAAAATCAACAAGAAATGGAAATGATTGATAAGCAGATTGAAGATGAGAAAGAAAGTGGAGAAATTAATCCAGATGCTGGTACAGATATGGGTGGCTCTGGAGGTGGATTTGGTTCTTGGGATAACGAGAACGATTCTGACGATGGTCCTGGGGAAGAAGAAGATGTCCCCGATGAAGAACCGGAAGATGAAGAAAGATAATATTTATAAATATTAGTAAATAAATAAAGGAGATTTATAATGGCAACAACAAAAGATTTAATTGGTTCAGTTGCAAAAGGTGATCTTAATACAGCCAATGATGTTTTCGCAGATGTTATGGCTGCAAAGACTGACGATGCTTGGGCAGCAGCAAAAAACGATGTGGCCCGTACAGCATTTGATACTCCGGTAGAGGAACCTGAAGCTGAAGAAACTATCTCAGTAGAGGAACCTGAAACAGAGGAAGAATAATGAAACTTATATCCGAACACGTTGATAGTATCGAGTATTTGGTAGAAGATACCAAAGAAGGTGCAAAGAACTATCGTATCAAAGGTGTGTTCATGCAGGCAGAGATGAAGAACCGTAACGGTCGCATGTATCCTATGTCTGTATTAGAGAAAGAGGTTGGTCGATATAACAAAGAGTATGTTAACCAGAACCGAGCCTTTGGTGAGTTGGGACATCCTGATGGTCCAACAGTAAACCTCGAAAGGGTATCACATATGATTACCGATTTGCATCCCGATGGTAAGAACTTTATCGGTGAAGCAAAGATAATGGATACACCTTACGGAAAAATTGTAAAGAATCTTATTGATGAGGGTGCCAAACTTGGCGTTTCGTCAAGAGGTATGGGTTCACTAGAACCTCGCCGAGATATGCAGATAGTCAAAGATGATTTTTATCTGGCGACTGCGGCCGACATCGTAGCAGACCCTTCTGCTCCTAATGCTTTCGTGGAAGGCATCATGGAAGGCAAGGAGTGGGTTTGGGACAACGGCATTATTAAAGAAATGGATATTGACGCATATAAAAGACAATTGAAGGTGAAATACGCAAAACGATCCGCTCAGGTTGAGAAACGAGTGGAGGTGTTTGAAGATTTCATGTCAAAAATCTGAATATGATAAATAACTAATATATCGAAAAACACATAGGGAGTTATTCAACAATGACAGATATCAATACCGAGCTAGAGCAGATTGCCGACGAAGAATTCGTTGACGATACGGATCTAGACGAAGCGATGCATGCCGATGCCCCCAAGAAAGGTGCTACACCAGCTGAGAAAGGCGATAAGATGGACGGTGAAGTACAAGACATGGGTTCGGATGTTGTGTCTCCCGATGCCAAAAGTGATTCAGGCAAAGAAGCTTCTAAGAAATCTAAGAAAGCATCTGCCCCTAATACTTCAGCCTCCGATGCATCCGCAAAAATGGAAGCAGTAAAGGAAGAGGAAGAGGAAGAGGAAGAGGAAGATGATGACAAGGAAAAAAAGAAAGCTAAAAAGAAGGATCATGACGAGGCAGAGGAAGAGTCGATTGATGAGCGTGTCGCTGCTATGGATCTTTCTGATGATGTTTCAGCTCTAACCGAAACAGACGGTCTAGAGGAAGAGTTTAAGAAGAAGGCTGCTACAATTTTTGAAGCTGCTATTCGGATGAAACTCAAAGAAGAAATGACTCATCTTGAAGAAAAGTACGAAGCCAAACTCGCAACTCAAATCGAAGAAGCACAAGAAGAAATGGCTGAGAAAGTCGATGACTATCTTAACTATGTCGTAGAAGAATGGATGAAGAAGAACGAAATTGCTATGGAGCACAAGCTCAAAGCAGAAATCGCAGAAGGCTTCATGTCTGGACTCAAAGTTCTATTTGAACAACACAATATCTCCGTTCCTGAGGAACAGTTTGATATGCTTGACGCAGCATCCGAGAAGGTTGCAAAGCTCGAGGATAGACTAAACGAAACTCTAGAGCAGAATATTGCATTGACCAAAACGAATGCTGAGCTCCAAAGGACTGACATTCTACTAGACGTTGCTTCTGATCTAGCTGATACAGAAGTAGAAAAGTTTGCTGGCCTAACAGAAAATATCGTATACACGAGCGAAGAAGATTTTCGTGAGAAAGTCGAAACAATCAAGGAAGGATATTTTCCAAAAGCAAAAGCAATAACACCAAGTGATGATACTGCAGCACCAGTAGAGGGAACAGAAGAAGTTGATGTGACCGAAACGATGGGCGCTTATATGTCTGCAATCTCACGAACTCACCTCCGTGAGAAAGCGGAAGCTTAAAAGTTTTACAACAAAAAAGGGAGAAAACTAAAATGTTTCAAACGGAACAACTACAGGAGAAGTGGCAGCCAGTATTGGGTCACCCTGATCTTCCCGAGATTAAGGACCCTTATCGTCGGGCAGTCACTACTGTAATCCTGGAAAACCAAGAGCGTGCAATGCGAGAGGACTCTGAGTTCCTTCGTGAAGCCGCTCCAACCAACGCAACTGGCTCAGGCGTCAGCAATTGGGATCCAATCCTAATTTCGCTCGTTCGTCGTGCCATGCCTTCACTAATTGCTTATGATATCTGCGGCGTTCAGCCAATGACTGGACCTACAGGTCTTATCTTCGCAATGAAGGCACGTTACACATCACAGGCCGGTACAGAAGCCCTGTTCAATGAAGCCGATACCAAATTCTCTGGTACAGGTACTCATACAGGTTCTGACGTACTCAAGGCTTTGAGTGCTGCTAACTTCTCAACAGGCACAGGCATGGCCACAGCTACTGCTGAAGCCCTAGGCGACAGTGCTGCTAATGCTTTTGCCGAAATGGCATTCAGCATTGATAAGGCCACGGTAACTGCAAAGTCACGTGCTCTTAAAGCTGAATACACAATGGAACTTGCTCAGGATCTTAAAGCCATTCATGGTCTAGATGCTGAGACAGAGCTTGCTAACATTCTAAGCTCCGAGATCCTAGCTGAAATCAACCGTGAAGTAGTCCGTACTATCTATC